TATGTATATTGCGGTATCACGAAACTGTGTCTTTTTATCTGTGGCTATTAGGATGTCTTCCCCTAAACCATCAGCGTATAGTGTACCATCAAGATACATATCTTTAAATTGTACACTGGCAGAACCAATGTCTAGTGTGTTTGTGGTAAGAGGAAGAACAACAGTACCACTAACGGTAAAGTCACCACTTGGTCCTATCTCAAGTACACGTGCGCCATTAGCCGCTGTGCCATCATGGACATGACCAGTCGATGCATTGAAAGCTGTTTCAATAGCATTATATTCATTGTTAAAATCACTGGCGTTAATAACACCATCATCAACAATATTACTTGCAGATTGTCTAGTATATCCTGCCATGTTTTTTACCTTCTTCCGTTTACCGCAAACTCAAGTACAATTGAATCTAATGAGAATGGTGGGTTAGTATTATTTGATGTAACCTGAATAGCTGCGCTATAGCCAGAACCAATAAGTTGTGTTTCTAATATGGTATCAATATCACCAGAACCAAATGTAGCAGTTCCAAAGATAGCAGTAGGAGAACCATACTCAAATATATTACTGGTATCATTCGCTAAGTTAATAGCATCCGGTTGAATAATACCAGCATTGTTTCTTTCAAAGTCTAACGCCAATCTTAATGATACATCTACTGAACCACTAGGGTCTGTGTACAAGAATGCTTTGTAGAAAGTCTTACGCAATCTTGGGTCTTGAAAAGATAAGAACGGACTAAAGAAGTCAGCTACAATATTCTCACCGTCAAAACTATTACCCTGTTCTAGCTGGTACACATAACCATTATCATTAGCAAAGAATATAAACTCATCATCACCACTATACTCACTGAAAGAGACACGGGCATTGATACCACGAGTTTCTGCCCAAGCAACCTTACCTTCACCTAATTGTGTTCCTAGTATACCTAAAGCAGACTCATCTGGAACACCACTAGCATAACCGAATAATCTGTACTGACTTTTCTTACGAATAACTAATGCAGAGAAAGAAGATACACTAGATACAAACTTTGTTACTTCAGACTGAATAGGCTTAGACAATACAGATAAGTTAAAGTCACCAATTCTATCTGTAGCACCTAATGTGCGAATACCATCAGGTCCAAGGAATACTACGTCACCTGCTACTTCTTTTGCAGTATCTGGCTGGATAGCCCCTAAGTCTTCTGATACAGTCTGCAGTTGAAAGTCTGCTACACTGTTACCTGCAATACGTCTGATACTGCTTTCGCTAAATACAATTAGTTGTTCACGAAATACTATTAAGTCTGTAACAATATCACCAATATTTATTACACCGCCGCCATTAGCGACACCAAAGTCCGTGTCTAAATACGGTGCTGAGAAGAATACGTTTTCATCATTTGCTACAAATATATGGTTTTTAAATACTGTAACAAAATCTGAACCACTAAAGTCTGCACTCAATGAACTAAGTAATGTAAGTGTTCCGGCGTTATCATCCAGTACAAAAGGCTTACTAGAACCGTCAACTATGAATAGTTTTTCATTACCATCAAAGTTATACTTAGCAAATCTTACAACACCACTACCACCTAATGTAACACCAGTACTAGAAAAGGTAGCATTGTCTGTTACCTGTGTCCAACCACTACCAGCTGACCTGTATAAGTGTGTACCTCTAGCTGCATAGACACGTCCATTATAATATGTAAGTCCACGAATAATAGTAGAACCAGTGATTGCATTGGTATCGTATTTAACATATCCAGTAAGACGTTTGTAACCACCCTCAACTGAAGGCTCAAAGTTCTTTAAACTAGTAGCACTTCCGGGCAAACTAATGCCTTGCTGTAACGGACTAATGTTGGTAACTAGACCATTATTAAATTCTATAGGATATGTATTCCAAGAATCTGGCATATTTATTTCCTAGTACCTAGTTTTACATATTTAGTTTGATTTGTCAAGCGATTTTTGCTATTTACTAAACTAAAAGATTTCTATTGTTGCGAAGGATTACTGTAGAACGCACATAATCATAACGGTTAATCAGAGTAGAACGCATACTCTTGATACCTTCTTCAAACTTTTCTTTAGCAATGAGTGCATCCTGTGAATTACCACGAAATAGATACGCATAGTGCATAGCACCATCAGCAATAACATGGGCAAATCGTTCTGGTACAGAGGATACATCTGTTGCATTCTCTAAATCTACAGGTATACGGTAGTACTCATATACAATTGTATAGGCTTTGTTAGGTGGAGGTACTACACCAAACTCTTCATTAGGTGCTTGAAACACATAGTTGGGTACAGAAGAAGAACCATTGTCCTCATCATATTCATACTGTATGTAGTTATCTAAGTAGTCTTCGTAAGATAATAAGTCTAACTTTTTTGTGGATACACCTAGTGTAGAACTCTCTTTGAGACGGAAGGTATTGAAGTTTATAAGTTTTGCATCATGTGGAAAAGAATAACGAAGAAGGTTAGGTGTTAGTACATCCTCTTCTTCTACATGATTGAAAGGCCAGTTATACTCTATCTGGTTAATGTCTCTGATTGAAGCATTCACTGCATCTTTAGCTTGTGAGTAAAAACCTGCGGCACCAGCAAAGTTAGCCTCTGTGAGTTCTACTTCGTTTAACCGCCTATTTACCTTGTTGACAAGGCCAAGAAAATTATAAGCCATTACTTATCTCTCACTTTAATTTTAACTGTGCGTTCAGCAGTATTGCCTGTGTTGTCAGTAATTTGACAGTACAACTGATATTGTACATTGTTAGTACCGTTTGCTAAATATATAGTAGCTGTCTTATTATCACTGCTAATTGTCTGTGCTGTACTGCTTAGTGTGTTTACAGTACCCGTTGCAGTCAATAGTGTTTTAGCATTAGATGCATCGTTGACATACCATGTGACACTACTAATAGTGGCACTTGCTAGAAAACGTGACCAATCAATGCTATAATCTAGCACTTCATCTGGGTCTTTGTTAGGCCAACGAAAAGACATTCTTTACTCCTATGCCGCTACTTTAGCAGTTCTATCGTAATGTGTAGTACTACGCTCAACTAGTACTGTGCGAGACTCTGCCATAACTTGTACTGTTCTATCGGATGCTGTTGTTCTACGCTCTATGTATGCTGTACGTGTCTTAGCGTAGTTATCTCTTTGGTTAAAGTAATTAAAGCTAGTAGCAAATGATGTTATGCTACCAACACCTGTTGCTGTAGTTACACCTGCTAATACTGCTACAACTACAGAGGATACACTAGCTTGACTAGATACCGATGCTTCTGCTGGCTTAATTGTTATGCCTACAGCACTTGTACTTGCTTCACCTAGTATGCTGGACGCTACATCCTGTACCTTAATAGGTGCAGATGCTACAGTAGCACTACCACTAACAGATGAAAAACCACCTGCTATAGCAATAGCCGATGAACTTGTCGATGCAGAACCTGCTGCAGAACCGTCTGTTATCTTTACAGTAACAGGTGAAGATGCGGCACTAGCAGAACCTGATGCAGAAGAACTTACAGGATTAACTTTGCCCGGACTTGTTACAGCAGACGCTGTGCCTACTACAGATGCAACACCTGCCTGAACGAATAAAGCTGAACCAGATACAGATGCTTCTGCTGATACTGATGCAGATAACTCTTGTACAAGCGTACCGGGATAGGATACACTTGCTGAACCACTGACAAGTATCTCACCGGGAAATAAACCTACGCCATTTGCAGTGGATGAACCTACAGCATTAATGGAACTAGTAGCTAGTAGACGTGCGGTAGCAGAACCAGTCTCAGTACCTACACCAGAGACACTAGCTGTAGCGTCCTGTATAGTACCCGCAAACTGTGCGGATAATGGTGCTTCTGATAATGCTACATATCCAAACATCTACAGTGTAATCCTATTAGTTAAGCTGTGTACGCTTTACCTGCAACAATAGCCGCATTAACAGCAGTCATGTCTTCATCTGTCCAGTAATCTTTAGCAACCATGATTTCCAGATGTTCTACATTGCGGTCTACGCAACCCTGCTTATCTGCGGCATCATCGTCTGCCAT